CTGGCCTCAAATACGGAATGGAAAATTCGACTTCAGTGTTGCCACGAATGTCGACTACCATGCCAACAGCATGATACAATTCAGAATCAATAAGAGTGACATTAGTGTTGGGACAACCTGGATACCAGGTAATACGAACTCTACCAGAATGGAAATTACTTGCCATAAACTTAAGCTTATAGACCATCGATCCACGCCAATATCTAAACAAATTAGCTACAAAGGACGTATATGTATGATACACAGTTGGGAAAAACAAGGTGTTATCCAAATTCCCAGCAACAGGGGCATACATGGGCGTGACAGGCACGTGCATGACAATGTCCCCTTGCGTCAAATTTGAAAATGAGCCAGTTCCAATCAATTGAGGAATTTGCGCTATATTGAGCAAATTATCCTCATCCGAATTGTATCCGACTTCACCACTAAGGCGATCTATTCTATTGGCGGGATCAACTGACAAAATAGTACTCTGTTCAAGACCTGAACCATGAGTAATATTAAACCAATCGAACTTAACGGTTTTGGGAGCCTCTACACTAGTAGGCTTGTCAAAACCGAAAACGCCAGCTATAGTTCCTACAATACTACTAATTCCAGCCACAATACCGGCGGGAGCAGACAAACCAGGGATAGGCATAAGGGACTGGGCCAGACCAGTAACTGACGCGGCAATGCCACTGATGAGACCTTTCTCAGACTTCTGAGTGGCTTCAGCAGTGGGTGCACGCGATTTAGAAAAACGAGGGGTAGAAATTTTAGTTGAAGTTGAATTTGACATATATTTGATGTGATACTACGCCTCCCTAGTCCTGACAATTTGGTTAAGAGCTAAACAATGGGCTCATACAAAGGGCTATTGGCTAATATTATGCTTCATATTAATTTGTATTATGCAATTTGAGACCTTGTGAATGACGGTACATCGAAGCTAAAAGCTACAACAAGAAATTACATACATATGTACATGTGGGTATATACAAATTAACCAGTCGTTCACTACGAAGAGTAGTGCTGGGTTACAGAACAATAGATAAACGTATTCAGCAGTCGGGATACTCCCAGTTGAAATTGTTGTAATTCCTCGAAGGGGAATTCGCCAATGTTCTCCAGGGCTTCATCATTTCTGCTTTCATACGCTCATATGAGTGGCGCGGCAACTTGAGATTGTTGGCGCGAGCAACACCGACAAACATATTGACAAACTCCTCATAATAGGAGCGTCCATGAAAGAATGCTTCCCTCAAAGAGGTAACATAATTATCAATAGTCGCCTCCTCAATACTCAGATCCTTGTGAATCCAGAGTGGGGTCTCTTCAATAGTCGCCTTCTCGATGGGTCCGACAATGTATCCATCTTCTTGCCTCCTGAAGCTACGCTTCAAGAACGACAAGTTGATGAAATCGCCGCAAAATTCCATCTCA